CATATCCCGGAATGTCATACCAGCCTCTTGGATTGATCTGCTTAATCCGCATGATTTCCACCTCCTGGAATTCCTAAAAGCGCTCTTTCCATCTGGCCCATGTCATAATCACGGCCAGTGAAATTATTAAATCCAGTGCTGCCACGTTTGGCGGTCTCTTCCTTCCTTGTCTGGCTTCTCCTCTGGTCTTCTTTCTCCCAGGTACGCACTGCTGCTTTCCAGTTCTTCATTTTGTTTTTCCCTACCATCCAGCCTTTGGATTCATAAAAATCAACAAAGGCTTGCGGATCTACTTTGTTCCCACGTTCCTGGCAATACGCTCGGACCATTTCCACATCCGGCGGTTCAAACCGCCCTGTATTATTAATTCTTTTATTCTTTCCTTCTTTCTTTTCTTCTATTGCGTGTCGATTGCCTGTCGATAGATTGTCAACAGACGTGTCACTTCGTGTGTCGTTTTCCATGTCGTTCTCTGTGTCATTTTGCCTGTCACTCGATTGGTACTTACAGTAATTAACCACTGTATATACGCTATATTTTGCGTGTCGGTTGCATGTCACTTCGCCTGTCTTCTTAAGGTGTTCCAGTGCTGTGCGAACCTCTCTTTCACTCAATCCAGTCTCTGCAGATAACTTAGATATCGAAGAAACAAAGCTTCCTCTTTCAATTACTTCCTCTCCAAAGTAACCTTTTTTCCAGTTCACCCGGAGTAACATATGTATAAACAACCGGCAGGTATTAACATCGTGATACCAGCACCAGTCCAGCAATGACCGACTGACTTTAATATAATTACCGTTCATACAACTTCATCCAATCATCCAGTGGCATAGTAACCAGCCACTCTTTTCTATTCTTCCGATGCATGACAACCGGCATTTCACCGGTTTTTGCATCATTCTTTGACTGTTCCACGGCATCATAGATATTCAGCTTTTCTACTCTCTTGCATTCAATATGAATCCCCGGAAGACCAACTACATCTGCGTCACCATTAGATCCGCAATACTGTTGACCTCTCCGGCTGTCCTCATATCCATAGCTTTTGAGTATTGCCGCAAGCTCACGCTCACCTTTCTTTCCCTTCTGGTTTGAATTCATTTATTACGTCCTCCAATCAATGCCGTTTTCTTTACAATCTTTTATAGCTCCATTTAAAGACCAATCTATCGAATCTCTTCTGCTTTCCTCCTGCCGGACATATGCTGCAAGCATTCCTCTTTCCATCGGATCATCCAAATCAGGTCTGAAATATCCCTTTCCATCCGATAGATTCAAGATAGATCCGTCACGCCTTGCATAATGAATCAAATCTCTTACCTGACGGTCCCTGAAACCAGTCTTCATACACAGCTCATATCTTGTGACCGCATTAGCTCGTCCTTTCGGAATATAATCACAAATGTCAAATCCCTCACAGTTCAATGACCGGAGATAATCCTCTAATTCTATCTGTCCTTCCATGCTGCTCCTTTCCGCCAGAGCCTGGCTCTCTGGCCGTGATACAACATCTTGTGCAATAAATAACGCTGGGTGAGGCTTATGCGTTACATTTCTTGGTTACAATGCCAGGGAATCTATGTTAATAAGTTACAATCTGCTTTTCCCGAAGATCTCTCTAAACTCTTCCCTTGTCCCGTAATGTTCCTCGAAATACTTCTGAGCCATTTGCTTCAGTTCCAGATCAATGCCCTTATTCGGATTCTGATGAACACTGTCCGGATAATTCTCATGTAAGTAATAAGCTATCGGTATTACAAAGCCGTATTTCTCAGACATTGATCTATACGGGCCATAAAATATATGATGTCGATGGCAATATGGCGTGCCGGTAAAATAACAATGATCCATATCATCTGTGAACACACTCCACAATTTCTTAGACATCCACGCCATACCTTTCTTTCAGGAGTCTCTTTTCTTCCGGCGTTGCAATTTCGCTATCTGGTATCTGCGCATCCTTACACATATCGATCAGTCCGGATATCAATCTTGCCATCTCTTCGGAATTATATGTACTGCTTCCGCGAAACATCCGATATGTCCGGTATGTAATTCCGTCCGTTCCCAGCAATACCTGAGTGGTAGACTGGAGATGATAGTCCGTGGAATTCCGAACTTCTATATCTGCGTCCTCTGTATCCGGGATTGGAACTAATGCGGATTTTCCACCTATTATTTCCGGCTGACCATATCTTCCAAGGCACATATTATGTAACTCTGGATTACTCAGTTCTAATTTCTTTGCAAGCTTAGTAATCAACACCCAATAATAAGCATTAGCATCCAGACTTCTTTTCTCCCGGTGTTTTTTAATACGAATATCAAGTTTCTTACAGTCTTTTAATTCTTGAAATGCATCTCTGATATCTTCATTCACTTCCAATGAAATGCTTTGTTTTTTTATAGCATAATCCATCTTCAAGCCTTCAATTTTCCCTGTGCATTCCATCAATCATCACCGTACTTTTTCTTGATCGCATTCAACATCTTGGCGCACTCTGTTTCCGTAAGTGTATCCACTGTCTTTCCGTTTCCACATACCCAAGCATCCAGATCAATACCGTGCGCCGTACACTGCGTTTTAAGCGTCTTCTTCTTTGCTTCTGATGCAAGGTTCTCTCCTGTTCCAGGAATCTTTGCTTCCAGCTTGTTGTATTCTTCTTTCAGCCATAAGTTAAATCCAAGCCCGGTATGAATAGCCACACACTTCACAAATGCCCTGCACATGCTGCTCCATACTCTCTGCTGACTCATAGAATTGTCTTTTACCGGATTCGCCCCGTTCATCACTGGAGTCTGCATTTCATATTCCTTATCATCGATAACGACTTTGATCCGTGTTTCATAACAACGATTCGTATTGTTATTCTTGTCCTTGAACTCGATGTCTGTTTTTCTAAGACTGCTTCCGGTCTGCGGATCAGGGATTGGCTCCCAATACACTTCGGTAGCACCGTTCTGTCTCAGCAATTCAATACATTTCGCCCAGTTCAGATATGTAAAGCCATCTCTTTCTTCGCAATACTGCCTTACATCAACCTTTATCAATTCTTCATAACTTTTAAGTGCCATCTACTCTTCACCTTCTTTGTTTTCTTTTTTACGCGTGATCGAATATTTATATTCTCCAACAGCATACTTATCAAATATCGAAGTAATCTCACTTGCCTCTGCCAAACTGTTTACCTCGAAAATCACTTTATCTTCATGCTCGTACAGTAAATTACTGGACTTATAAACCCTTACTATTTCTACTTTCCACATCACAATATCCTCCTGTACATATCATTCAAGCACTCCTCACACAGACGATCCCCTTGCACCGTATATAGGTAATCCCCCTCATACAACGGTGCTCCACAGCCACTGCAATATGTAACCGGTTCCGGATCATCTGGCGGGGTGGACTTCCAATCATCATATCCCGGTATATCTTCCATTACTCTTTCTCCAAAAATTCAAAATCTTTCAACATCTTTTCCATCCACTGCTCTGCGTCTCTGTCACCCAAACCGATAACATGCATATCAAATCCAACCAGCAGGCCTAAGATCACATCTCCTACAATAGGATTCCCATGTTTGTTCGTGTCATAGAAATAACATCCCATCGAATTCACCGGAAGATTCTTCACAAGACCTTCTTCATCTACGATCATAACTACTTTGGTTTTGAAATAATCCAGCAGTTTCTGGGTTCTCACTAACTCTATATATCCGCCGACTTCTTCTCTCAGGCTTTTATGATCAAAATCCAGATCGATGATTGATATCTTATTATCCGTTGTAATTTTCAGCGTCTTCATCTTTTCTCCTCCGCCTGCTTAATTGTGTCAGTTACAATATCTGTCAGAACTTCCTTTGCCGGTTCTTCTGGCATATGTCCGCGAAGTGATCTATACATTGCCGCTGTAACTCCTTTATATTCCTTCAATAACTCTGCTCCCGATCCAAGCATTTCTACCTGGCATCCCGTTATTCCGCTACAAACGGACTGTGATGTTGCTTTAATCATTTGACTAATTTCCTTTCTTCTCATATAATATAGTTGACTAATTTCCAGAGTGCTCCTTGCCTTGCCGGGCTATCGTGAGCGCTCTTTTTAATTTCTTGCAATGTCCTCACCCCTTTCACCTGATTACATAAAAGTTGACCACACACGCTCCTAATACCGTGATCAGTATCAGCTCTATCGCAATAGTTAATCTCCAACGCCACAGTCTTAAATTTTCGCATTCATCTTCCAGGCGCTTGATCTGCAGCTTCGCCACCAGTGGTGTTTCCGGTTTTAAGTTCATACTGCTTGTCCTCCCTTCTACCGCCTAAGCGGTTTTCTCAATGGTATAGGTGATTTCCACCTTTTCCTGTTCCTCCAGAAGAGATATCAACACCTCAATGATTTTTTC